TCAGTAAGGTTTAGGTTAGGTCAAGCAGTATTCACAGGAATTGAAGATGGCCAAAGCAAATTAAGTGCTGGAATTGATAATGCTTATATACTACCAGAAGGAGCATCATTTAATTATGTGTCACCTGGTGGTAGCCTTGTAGAACTTATTGAAGCAACAAAGTCTATGGCTAACCAAGTTGCAGAGAACAACCAGCTAAGAATTAGATGGGGTGATTCAGTAGGTAATGCACCATCTGGTGAAGCTCTTAAAATCTTAGAAATTGAAAACCTTGAAGCAAGGGAAAGTGATATATCAATATTTAGAGAATGGGAGCATGAAAGATATAAGATAGATAGAAGAGTGTTAGAGGTGCATAATGTTTTAAACCTATCTGAAGAATATTCAGTTGATTTTGCTGAAACAAGTTATCCAATGAGCATAGATCAAGAATTAAAACTACTTGATTGGAAACTTGCTAATGGTGTCATTACCCAAAAAGATGTATTACTATATTTTAATAAAGATATGAGTGATGCAGAACTAGAAGAAAAGCTAGGTGAAATACAAGAAGAACAAGCACCATCTGAACCACCACAACCACAATCAACATTTCAAAAAATACTAAATGGCACAACCCCAGTCAGTAGTTGATAGGTTCATATCAGAAATAGGTACATTAGAAAGTTCATTTAACTCAAACTTATCAAGGGTTGTTGATGGGTTAAGTGGATTAAGTGATAGACAACTAATAGATGCCATAGGTCAATTAAATCTGTTTGATGAACTAATAAATGCTGGATATGGTGATGCCTTAAATAATTTAGAAAATGGATATGGTGAACTACTACAAGATTCTATTGCTTTGGCACAATCAAGAGGAATAGCATTTACTGTTGGGGAAGGATTGCAAGGGCTTCAAACATTACAAGAATTAAATACTGCTGATTTATTAGGAGAAGCACAAGCACATTCTACAAAACTAACTAATTTAATATTTCAAAACTTATATAATGGCAGACCATCAAATGAGGTGGTTGATTTATTAACTCAAACTAAACTTGCAGATTATCAGTTAAATGTTGCTGTAGATACTGCAATTAAAACCTTTGATGACACTGCAAGATACCAAGTATTTAAAGGACAAGACGTAAGATGGACATATTTCGGTCCTGACGATTCAAGAACTAGAAAAGACTGCCAAGAAACAATAGCTAATGAACCTCCTGAAGGTTACACAGAAGATCAAGTCAACAAATTAAAAACAACTTTTGGAAGAAGAGGTGGGTTTAACTGCCGCCATAGCTGGACACTAAAAGCATGAAAGTAAAATTTAGAGACTTACTGCAAACAAAGAAAACACAGTGGTTAGTGCTTGGTGGTAAACTGGTTACTAAAATATTACAAGATACTGTGAAAGGAATTAGTCAAGATGGTTCTGGTAAAAGTAGAGACTTCCCAGAATATAGTTTTAAATATGCTTTAAGAAAATCACAAGGAAAAGCAGTTGCTAAAGGGAAAGGAAAATTTAGGCAAACATCACCCCCAGATTTAAGAGCAACTGGTAAGATGCTTAATTCAATCAAGGCACAAAGAGCAACAAACATAAGTGTAGAATTAAATTATAGACAAGCTAAGAAAGTAGAAGATAATGCTAAAATGGGTAGAAATATTTTTGGATTGAATGATAAGAATGAAGATTTTGTACAGGATTATTTTGATAAAATTATTGATGAAAGAATAATTAAGTTTGCTAAAAAAGATATTATTATATCTACTAAACAATGATGATTTTAAAAAATACACCTATAGGGGTAAATTTTAACAAGTAAAAGGAAGGCAGAATGTCTGAAACTACAACAGAAGCAGTACAAGATAATGTACAAGAGGTGGCAACTCAAAGCCAGAATGAAGAACCAACCAGCCCTGAAGTTGGTAATTTAATTGCTGAAAGCAAGAAGTATAGATCAAGGGCGCAAGAAGCAGAGTCTCAACTTGCTGAGTTAAGAGCCTCTTTGGAAAAGAAAAAAGAAGAGGAACTTGCAGAGCAGAACAAATGGGAAGAATTAGCAAACAAAAGACAATCAGAATTAGATTCAATGAAATCTGATTATGAAAGGCTTAAAGGTGCTGAACTAGCCTATAAAGAGGAACTGCTTAATTCATTAGGTGAGGAAGAAAGAGAAACATTTAAAGATTTATCTGTTTCTCAATTAAGAGCCTTATCTGAAAAACTTAAAATTGAAGTGCAAGAACCAGTACCTGATACAAGTTCAACACCTTCTGCAACAGTCAATACAAACAATAAAAGTTGGGTTGATATGTCTAATGAAGAAAGAAGAGCAAATTGGGGTGCTATCTTGCAATCATATGTAAAAAGGTAATAAAAAATGGCAAAAATGTATCAAGGTAATGCCACAACAGCCAGTACAGATAGTCACTTTATCCCGGAAATTTGGGGTGAGGGAATCTATAAATACTTTGACAGAAGTACAGTATTCAGAGGTTTGATTGATGATTATTCAGCAGTTTTTTCTGGGGCTGGTTTTGGTGATGTGTTGCATATACCTGAAATTAGTTTAATTAGTGCATCAGATAAATCTGCTGGTAATGATGTAGAATATGATGCAACTGCAACCACAGAAACACAACTAACTGTGAACAAGCACAAATACGTTGCAAAGCTTTTTGAGGATGTGCTTGAAATACAAAGCAATGCAGACATGGTAGAACGTTACTCCAGGATGATGGGCGAATCATTAGCTAGGCAAGTCGATTCAGATATTTATTCTGAATTATCCAATCTTGAGTTAAGCTTGAATCTATCTGCTGATGACACACTTACAGCGGCAAAGTTTGAAGAAGCTTTAGCAACACTAGGTGATGCTGGTATCCCTTACATGGATGGTGATGTTGCAATGGTTGTTAATCCAAAGTTGTTTGCAGACATTCTAAACCCTTCTGCTGGTATTGCTCAGTTCTTTATCAGAAATGATGCAGTTGGTGAAGGTAACAGAGGATTAAGGTCTGGAATGGTAGGATCACTTTACGGTATGGATGTTTATATGTCTAATACTGTATCAAGTGGTGGTAATTCAAACACCATTTCAGGGGTTATCTTTCATAAAACAGCTTGTGCATTTGCGGCACAGCAAGAAGTCAGAGTTCAGTCAGAATATTCCATTGATGCTTTAGGTACTAAAGTAGTCGCTGATTTGCTTTATGGAGTAAAAAGAATAGATGACACTGATAACAAGAAAGGTATCAAAATCAGAAACGTAGATTAATCTACTTGTTTGAGATGAGGGTGGGTTCAACTCACCCTCATTTTTAAGGATATAAATATGCAATATTGGTTATTAAAAAAAACAGGAAGGATGGAAAGGCTTGAAGATGATGTTTTATCAAAACACCCTGAAAAGCTTGAAAGTTTAGAAAGTCAAGGGTATGTAAGGGTAATGGGTGAAAACAACCATGAACCATACAAAAAACCCCCTAAAAAGGCTTCTGTTAAAAAAGTAGTAAAGAAAGTTGCAAAGAAAGTAACTAAAAAGAAAAAATAAACATACAAAGCACGATCTCATTCACGCTTTGTCATTAGCTTAGAGAGGAAGGAAAAATGGCAGACTTACACACTTATTCAGTTCAAGAATCATTGAACACTACAGTTGGAGGAACTTGGACAGTTGCCTCGGCTGGAACTGCTGGAAGTTCAGCAGATGTAAATAACACAACTCACAAATTATTATCAAGTAGTTCTGGAACAATTGGAGTTCATTCAGCAGTAGAGATACATTTCAATTTCACAACAAGTGAGACAAATGTAAATGCTAGTAATGATATGATTTTACCAAAGAATACATTAACATTCTTAACTGTGCCTAGGGGGTTAGGCAACACAATATATTTCAATTATAATTCTACAAGCACTACAACTGGTGCTGTAAGAATAGTGGAGGTATAATGCAAAGTTCAATGTTAAAAGCTATTGTTGAGGACTTTGGCAATGGTGGTACAATAGATGGCGATTTAGTAGTATCAGGCGACTTAACTGTATCAGGCGGTGGCTCATTATCATTTGATGAGATTATAGAAGGTACACAAGTAATAGATGTTACTAGCACAGAAGCCTTACTGGTACGCAAGAATGGTGATGGTGGTGACGTAATGGTTGTAGATACGACTAATGCACGAGTTGGAATAAATAATTCCTCACCAGATAAAACATTAGTAGTTCAAGGTAGCGGTTCTGAAGTTGTTATAGCCGATTCTGGAAGTATACCTACTCTAAGGTTTAGGGAAGGTGGTGCTACTAAAGGCATAGTAAGAACGTCAAGTGGAAGTATGCAATTATATAGTGGTGGTACTAATCTTGCACTTACAATAGACTCATCTGATCAATCAGCTACTTTTTCTGGTGATATATTTATTAGCAACTCAACACCAATTCTACGATTAGATGATTCTGATGTAAGTACAAATGTTTCATTAGATGGCTCTGGTGGTATAGTAAAACTTGCAAGTCATACTGGTCAAAGTGTTAGGTTTCTAATTGGTAGTACAGAGGTTTCAAGATTTGATTCGTCAGGGAATTTTGGTATAGGCGATGCAAGCCCCGATTTTAAATTAGATGTTGAAACTACAGCAAACTCAGATGTAACAGTAGCAAATTTTCAAAGTGCAATAGATGCTAATGGAGAACATTCTATAATAAGAGTTGGTCATGGAAGTAAAGCCGCTTTTATGGGATTGCTGTTAAACTCATCAGATACTGCATACTTTGGTATTGATGATAACCCAGATGATGGCAATGGAATATATGTAAATGAGTCAGGTCTAATTGGAATCGGAAGCAAAGCACCATCAAGTAAACTCACTGTAGTAACAACAAGTGACACAGATGGAACTCCAACTGCTTATGGTGATAAATTTTTTACAGTTGGAGAAGGTGGCACAACTGGTGGTAATGTATTTATATCTTATGACCAAACAAATAATAGAGGTTATATTGGTGCATTGACACCCGGAACTGCTTGGAGAAACTTAATATTAAATCCAGGTGGTGGAAATATTGGTATAGGTACTGCAAGTCCTGGTAAAAAATTAGATGTTGTTGGAACAGCAAGGTTTTCTGATGATGTAACCATAGGTTCGGGTGGCACAACTCCAGATTTAATATTTTCCGAAGGCGATTCTCAAATTACTGGTCCTCTTAATGCAAATTTCTTAATAAAGAGTAGAGGTAATAGTGCTGATGAAGGTGTATCTATACAAGGTGCAGATGGCGTTGGTCTTTTAATAAATAAGGCTGGTGATGCCACCTTTGGTGGTGATGTAACTATATCTGGCGGTGATATGACTCTTACAGGAACAACTACATCTCTTACAGGTGAGCAGTCTGCTGGAGCTACAAGGGCAAAAATATTATTTCGTACTTTTGGCAGTGATGGTGGTATGAGTTTTGAAACTACTACAAATGGTGCTGGTGCAATGGCTGAAGCTATGAGAATTGACGAAAACCAAAATGTTGGTATAGGTACAACAAACCCATCAGATTATAATGCTTTAGCACATAATTTAGTTGTATTTGAAAACAGCAATAGTGGTATAACAATAGGAAGTAGTACAACTGGTACTGGTTCATTGTATTTTGCAGATGGAACTACTGGAGATGAAGCCTATAAAGGAAGTATAGAATATAGTCATTCTTCTAATGCTTTATCATTAAGAGCGAACTCAGTTGTTAGATTTGTACTTGACACCAACTCCAGAATCTCACTATCTAATAATGATAGTGGTACAAGCAATACACTTTTCGGATACCAATCTGGGAATGACATCGCATCTGGTGGAAATTTTAATTCATTTTACGGACACCTTGCTGGGACTGAAATAACTACAGGTCAAAAGAACACAATGCTTGGAGCATTTGCTGGTTATTCATCTTTATTACCTGACAACTGTACTTTAGTTGGATATAATGCTGGCGGTAGTGGAGTAATGACTGCTGATGCTGATGCTACTACGGCTATAGGAATGAACAGCCTTAGCAATTTGACAACTGGAGCTCAAAATGTTGGTGTTGGATACTCTGCATTAGGTAACTGTACAACAGGAAAAAGGAATACTGCGGTTGGCTATGAGGTTATGCACTCAGCTATGAATGTAGGTGATAACAATACAGGCGTTGGTTACTCATCTTTATATTCATTAAATCCATCAAGTGATGATGATGGAAATAACACTGGTCACGGAGCGTTAAGTGGTTATTACATCACTACAGGAACAGAAAATACTTGCGTTGGGTATGCGTCTGGAGCAACAGGCAGTACCAATGTAACTACTGGCAGTAATAATACAATAATAGGACACAATGCAAGAGCTAATGCAACTTCTGCTGTTAATCAAACAGTAATAGGCAATGGTGCTGTTGGGCAACAAAA